GTCTTACCTAAGACCATTGTTCCCTTCCCCATCAATATGGTAAGTGGATAACGAAGAGCATCTAACCAATGATCGTACTCTGATTCTGGCATCTCTGTAATAGTTCCATCTGCTGATGTCTTAAAGTGATACATTAAAAATTCGTCTTTTAATGGGCCAGTTGTTTCTTTAGCTAAATGTATCTTTGTATCCTGTGATCCAGGAACTCTTAGAAGTTTCTTTATTACTTGAATACCAGTATTAATGGCTTTATCTATTTCAGATGAAACTGGAAGTCCAGCTTTTCTCATCTCAGTTACAGCACCTTGATCAGCACAATCAGGAAAGTATAACTGGCATCTGTACATTTGATGATATCTAGATTTAATATAATGTACCCACTCTGGTTGAGAGACATAGGTCATACCATCAGCTCTAACTATAAATATATTATCTTTCTTATCTACGAAAAAATAAACAACTGTATTTGGATTAGACCAACCCCAATCCACTCCGGCATAGCATTGCAACTTCATGGCATGGCATTTCTTTACAAATATATCATGAGAGCACTCTCCAGGAAATTCTACACCTGTTAGTGTTTTCCACATACCATTCCAATCCTTGACATGTGTTTTCTCTTCAAATTCCTTATATATAATCCCCTCAACTGAAGGTTTAAGATTCATAAGTTGTGAAAGTGCCCAATCAGTTCCCTCTGATCTTACTTTCTTTATTAATTCCCCAACTGGTTTTAACATCCAAGACTTGGATTTTTGATTTTTAGCATCACCTAAGCAGATTGCTGCAGCTGGACACTTTAAGCATTTCTCCCCAGGCATTGTGTGTTCTACATATTCTTTTTGTTTCTTTGGATCTTTTAATTTATAGGTTGCTTCATCTACTACCTCCATATCATCTAAGATATGATACGACTTTGTAGATACAATACCTGATCTCTCATCTGGGCATTTAGCAGTAAATTCCCATGCTGTCCATCTACGCACATGTCTACCAGCCTCTTCTGCATCTTCCATCATCTTATTCATAAGTCCATATCTAGACTTACGTGTTGAAATCCCAACCCTCAAGGCTATTTTATCTCCCCTTGAATCTAACATACCCGAGATTTCTTTAAAGGCTTTTAACCCTTCACCAGAAACTGTATCGATCTCATCAGTAACAACCAATGGAACGTGCGGACCATTGCAAGCTTTTAGTGTACAGGGTAAGACTTCAATTGTGACTGGTTTACCATCTATATTGAAGGCTGATTTCTCCATATTTAATTTCTGAAGAACCCTATCTTCTTGAGCTACTTTTTTATTATCTAATATTGGTCTAATTCTAGGACTAAGCATGAAGTTGGTTTGATATTCATAACAACGCTTTGCCTGAGCAATAACGGCTCCAACATGACATACATCTCTACCATCATGAAGCATGATGAGTAATTCTGCAATTGCCATACCTAAAGTTTTACCTGATCCCCTTCCAGCTACATATAGTAATTCTTCAATACCTTCTGGATTAGTTTTATTTACAGTTATATTATATACTTCCCATATAATATTCAATGGGTTAGTATCAGCAAACCTAGATACAGTTTGATCGGGTAAATGTAAACCAAAAAAAACTTGAATAAATTTAGATAACTCTTCTTTAGTTTCACATTTCTTAAAGAATAGTTTAGTTCTTGCCTTTAAAGGGATTTTAGTTAGATCGATATCGTGTTTAGCCATTTTCTTCTAATATCCTTCTTAATGTATCACTTGGGGCTTCTATAATTTCTTTATATCTCTCTTCCAATTCTGCCAATCTTAATTTATGAGCTAATACAATATCATCTTTAAATTTTATTAATATATCCCTTGTGTGGGAATTTACTTGCATTTTAGAATTATCTACACTTACGCCATTGTTTAAATTTTGAGTATCAGATACAACAACGGGTTCTACTTTTGCAATAAGTATCTTTAAATCCTTAATATTATTTCTCAAGGTTAATGCTAACTCTAATTCTTGTTCAGTTATCACTCTTTACCCTTATTCAATAATGCATCTAAGTCTATATCATCGTCATCATCATTCTTTTTAGATATTTTTTTAGCTTGAGGTGCTAAGGCATCAAACATAGGTGACATTGCATTATTTTTAGCGTTGGGTGTTGCACCTTGTACTATCTTACCTAAAGTCTCTGTTATCTCTTTATAATCTTTAATTGATTTAATTCTAAGTGATGGTTTTGGTGCTGCTGCATCTAGTACATAATTCCTCATTTGTTCTATATGTTCTGCATTAGCAACACTCAACATTGAAGTAAGGAAATCTACTTGATCAATTACTGATTTTACAACTTTAGCTCTAACTCTATCTCTCAAAGAGCCTTGCATCTTATCTCTATCTATTCCCCACTTCCTTAGAGCAGAAGTCATTATTATTTGACCTAATTCATATTGTGGAAATTGGTGATGAACTTCATTGAAAGAACTACCTATTAGGAATAGCTCGTAGAGTTTCAAAGATTGAACCTCATCAATAACACCTGCTGTTTTATTCTTACGAAGATATTTTTCACCTATCTCAACTTCTTGAGTAGATAAGCCTATTTTTTCATCTTCATTAAACGTTCTTTTTAATGCCATATATTGACTCCATATCTACGTACGTTATTAATTCTTTCTTTAACTTGACTGTTTTGAGGTGGTCTTCAAATGAAAATAGTGAGTTACCCTCTAGAAAGTGTAACCATAGTTCTTGTCTTAAATCTTCATCTTTAGTTAGACGATTTATTTCCCTCATTATGTAGCCAAAAATCTTTTTCTTCATTTTTATCTTCTTTAAATAGTTCTATGCTCACCTTCCATTCTTCGTTTAAGTAAGCTTTAATAAATTTATTACCAATAGCCTCTAGGTTATATCCCATTCCAGACTCATCATTTTTCTTTTTAATCTTGATAAACTTTTTAAGTTTTAAAGTTCTAAAAAATCCGATATTATCACCATTTTTAAATTTCTCTAATAACTTTAAGTTACTATAAAGATTACTAGGGAGTTTTAGCATATATGTCACTTTTTTATCATTGAAATCTAAAGATGTATTTACATCTAAAATCCCCTCAACTAAGCAATATCCACACATGGCTACATTATCTTTCATTTGATCTGTAAGTAAATTATTACTAACTAACCAACCATGGTGATCCATATAACCTTCCATATACTCTCCTATTACCTTATTATACCAAATTTATTGGATATCTTTTAATATTTCTTGTGCTTTCTGTATTATTAATGACTTATCAGTTCCACCCTTGTAAACCTTATCCATATACTCAGATATTATATTATTAGCTGAAGTTGACTTAATTTGTACTCTTTTTTGCTTCTCTGAATCGTTTGGACTAACTTTAAGTATGATGTTTTTATCTTTTATTAACTTTAAATATCCCTTAGACTTGAAGTAAGCTGAAAGTTCTGCTTTTGGGCCAATTACCTTAATTATCCACTTATTCTCACTGTCGAGTTCTTTTTCAAGCATAGCGTGTAGGGCGGTGATTGGGTTGTTTTGATCAATTTCAAGTTCTAGGCTTCTCCATTTTGGAAATGGGGACTCTATAAAGGTCTGTTTATATGTGGATGTGTCGAATAATAATATTCCCTTAGTTTGATCCACGTCTGTGGCGTTATGCGCATAAGGGGTTCCTGGATATATGACATTACCGAAAGATTGTCTTTTGTGGATATGTCCAGATATGATAACATCTGCAGAAACCTTATCAGCATTAACACCGCAATCCTCTCGTTTGAATCCGTAATCGCAGCCGATAAAGGTTGCATGGGCAATACAGATGCTATTTGTGTTGAGGGGGAAATCTTCAAATTTTTGGACATATGGAACTACCGTTATATTATGTTGAGGAAGTTCTGTTATTTTATCAAATACAGTAAAACCACTAATATTATCTAATGTTTGTAGAGCATGATATTTATTATCTTTTGGTTTAAATTGACAGTGATTACCAACTACATACCAATAAGGTCTCTTAGCACCTACTCTTTCAGCATGACGCTTAAATTCAGTAAGTATCTCTGACCTTAATACTGCGTGATTGTGGAATGCATCACCTAAGTTACACACTATATCTGGATTATACTTGTCAGCTATTTCTTCTACCCACCTCAATAAGGCCATAGATTGCTCAAAGTTATTAATTTTTAAGTGCATGTCACCTATGAAAAGTATATTCACTTATAAAGTTCCCCTCTAAAACACTTAGCCCAATTTCTTTCAGTAAAAGCCTCAGCATGAACAAAGTAACTACCTATGGTATTTTTCTCAGTATGACCAAAATGTTTGAATAATTCATCGCTATTTTTAATGGTTTGTCTATCTACACATAATTCCACTTTATGAAGTAATTGTTTTTTAGTATTCATTCCCCCAGCTTCATAACAAGCAAAACCTATCAATGCAGCTGCTAACGTGCCTGGAAATTTATTAATTAAAAAATTCTTCATGATCCCAATAATTCCTCTTCTACAATAATATCTAATAAGGTTCTACCGTTTATACTAATGAGATCAGCTGGGCCATCGTGGTTTCGGAGTAATTTTAAAGCCCCAGATGGGGTGTATAGTTCTAGTATAGTATTCCCTGTGGCACCTAAAGCAACATAGGGATTAGCTGACCTTTCAATCATTTGCGTGCGCATAACATCATACACATCTCTCCCTAAATGAATAAAGGGGCCAATTTTTTCGCCCCTATTATCCATTTTACTAACTAATTCTCTTATTTGACTTACAGTATCCATTACAGTTCCTCTACATTAATCTCCGTTATTTTCATTTCTTCGTTTCTAGCAGCTAGAGCAATATCATCAGCACTTAAACACGCATCATATACTTCTTTTAAAATTTGTTTACTAGATGTGATGAAGAATTTCATATTGGTTTCACCTTTAACAGCTGGGTATTTACCAAACGCCCACATCATATTACTAACTTTACCAGTGGCTTCTGACACAGGGTGGTAAATAACACCTAAGGATTTTGCTAGTTCATATGTTTCATTTTCAGTATCTACAATACCAGTATCGTAGCGAAGCATAAATTCAGCAACTCTATATGGAGCACCAACTCTATTCTTTTTACCTTTAACTCTAACTTTATGACCTACTTGGAAAGCTCCACCAGCAATGGTTTTACCTTCTTCTAATCTTCCATCTTTTTTATCTACTCTTTCAACTTGAAGCATATAATCACAAAAATGCTTTAGTGCTCTACCATCAGGAATGATCCATGGGTTATTCATCTTTTTATATTGATCCATCTCTTCATAAACTTGTTGAATTAAATAAGTTGAGATATTATATCTTCTAATAATAGGAAGAAGTCCTTTGAGTGCAGGTCCAAGGTATTTAGCCCCAGAACCACCCATGGTTAGGTCGGTTGATTTAGCTTTGTGGTCTCCAGGGTAGCGGATAGATTTAACTGAATCTATCATTAAACCGTTTATAGGTGCTCCATCTTGTAACATTTCAAGAACATCTTTTTCAATCCAATCGAATATTTCTAATGGATCATTGGTTTGCTTAACTAGAAGTCTATCGAGATCACCACCCAACTTTTCGAACCAATCACCATTGAAACTGAACTCAGCATCAATAAGAATTTGGATTGATTCGGGGTGTTTCTTTTGTAGTTCAACCAAACAAAGCTGGGAAAGCAATGATTTACCAGATGACTCTGGCCCAAAGAAACATACTGCCTTACCCTCGGTAAGACCTGAATTACCAACAGCCCAGTTAAAACTAGGTGAGGCAAGTTGTATTACATTTTCGGATGGTCTAGGGATTGATGATGCTACTTTAGCAAAATCTCCTTCTAGTTGTTTCATCCATTTTTTAGTTGACATTTACTCCTCCTTTTTATTCTTAACACTGAAGAAATTAGTTTCATAATCTCCAATTATATCTATAGATAACTCACCAATCATTTCTATTGTAATATTAGCAACATTGCGAGGATTAACTTCCACCTTGAAATTAGTTACACCCTTTAGTAGTTTCCCATCAATTAAGATTTCGCAATTAGCACCCACTGTAGGTTGACCATTTCTGTCTTCTTCTTTTCTTTTGTCTCTCAATTCTATTTTATGCATCATCATTTCTCCTGTATGCTCTTCTCATCTTTGAGAATAAATGTAAATAAAGCTTGGTTATACTTCTTTGCTGATTCAAACCCTACATACTTTAAATTATCCTCATGAATATCAAATGTTGATTTTTTTGTATATTTAAAATCTTTATTTTCAATTTCACAAATATAATCTTCTACAATAACCATTCCCACGTGTGGTTCAGTTGTATAGGTCATCATTACTGTCCCCATACAACCAGATTGTGTGTGTTTTACATAACTACCATCTTTAAATTTAGGCTTAAATCCACAAGATGTTAAGAAAAAAATAATCAATAACATCTTCATATTAATACCCCTCAAATGCTGTACCTTGCACTTCGTTAAAAGAAATCTTTTTAACATCGTCATGGGCACATCTAAATGCTTGGTATTTGTTTTTAAGGAATACAACCATTGCTTCTGATGATGCAAATCTATCTTTAGCAGATATAACATCATCATCTAGATCAACATACATTTCACGTACACCATTAGATAATTTGATACCTTTCTTCTCACAATAATCTCCAGCCCTATCTAAGTATGCAATTGCTTTAGCTTTATCTAATCTTGCTTTTGATTGTAAATTTGCTTTAACAGCTTTTGATAACATTGAACTTGTTGTGTCCATTGCCATAATAAATTGCTGTAGGTAATTAGGTGCTAGTATTTTGTTCATACCCCCAACATCTTTTATTAACTTTGTAAATTCAACTAATTTAGTTACATTTATTGTTTGTAATTCATTCATTATTTTGATCCCTTACTTAAATTATCTTTAGCCCATAAAGGTTGTAGATTAGTATGATGCACAGCTTTCTTTAATTCTGAATCTACAGTTAGGTCAAAGTTAGATAGAGCTTTAATATGATCCATGTGCCAACCTGTTTTATTCCAATTATCCCAAGTCATACCTTCTTCAAATTTATTCTCTATGTAAATCTTAAACTCCTCAATAGTACATCCTAAATCACTAACAGCTGAACTTGATCTATACTCTCTCTTTATGGCCTTGTTTAGCCTTGATCTAAGATTATTTCTTAATTTTTTATTAATAAAGTTAGAACATATAATTGAACAGTAAATATTTATTTTAGTTTTTGGTGTAAATAACTTATTACAACATCCACATTCAATTGGTAAATATATCTTCTTTTGTCGCTTATCTCTTTGTTTTTTGTTAATTTTATCTTTTTCTAATTGAGATAATTTGCTATATTTTGCTCTTTTATTAATTTTAGCTTGAATTTCTTTACATTCAAAAGAGCAATAGATGTGCTGTTCTCTAATTGATATAAATTTAGTTCCACATCTATTGCAATTTTTCATATTTTTAAGAATTGAAAATTTGATCAGCCATAGCTAAAATATCTTCTGTATCAGTTGTAGAAGCTACTGGGGCTTTCCCTACCGTAGTTGCAGT